AATCAGACCGTCTCCGCGTTGGAAAGGTTGATGGTTTGATAGATCGGGACACCTTGATACTCTTCGGGCATCGGAGCGGGAGCGCCGATGGGCGAGTAGGTGGTGCGGCTAACCTGGAGCTGCTCGATTGAGCGAGGCGTTGCGAAGATCGCGTTGGGGTTCATGCCGAGTTCGCGAGCTTGGCGGAATGCCTTCGCAAGGAGAGTGTCGGTGAGGCCCTTGCCCGAATCTGTTGCGACGTTCTTGATGCGCAGCGCTTTATTTTTGTCAGCGAGGCGAGGAGCGACACGGCCCGAAATCCAGTTCTGAAGGCAGCGGAGGCTGTTGCCGTTGGCATCGTCAACCGTCTCTTCGGTCCAGTCTTCACCAAACAGGAGGGTGTTGTCATTGCCGTAGACGTGGTCGCAGAAGCCTTGTCCGAGTTCCATGACCCAGACCGAGGTTTTGGCCGTGGAACCGGTAGCATCGACAACGTGGGTTGCGGCGCTGTTTGATTGGGCAAGGAAGCCTGGGGCCGCCTTGGAATCAACATTTGCCTGAACCGTGCCAGCATACCACTGCTGGTATGCGATGTGGCTAAGCACTGCCTTCGTCACGCTGCGGGCTTCGGCGGTCAGAACGCGAGCCGGATCCTTGCTGGCGTTGAGAACGCCTTGAATGTCCACGTTAATGAACTGCTCGATGATCGAGGTTTGAAAGATCCGCGAGGCGAACGTGCCTTTCTTGGCCGAGGTTCCTTCGTTGGCATTCCGATATCCGACGGAGGGATTGCCGGTTTGGATCGAGAGCGTCACGGTATCACCGGAGATGGTATCAACCGGGAAGACTGCGATTTCGGGATACATCGCGACGACTTCCTCTACGATCGGCATACCGATGCCCTCATCGATGGCGAGCTTGTCAACGAGCGTAACGGATCCGGTCAAGGAGCGGTGGAACGGAGTTTGCGATCCGCCGATGTAGTTGCGCGAGAACTCGCGAGCTTCCGAGTAGGTGGGAACAACGATGTTTCGGCCACGATCACCGAGAGCACGCTTGGCGTTTTCGGCCCAGGTGCTTTGCAGGTATTGGCGAGTGCCCTTCTTGACGGGTTCGCTGAGGACTTCAACGCGTCCGGCGGAATAGGCGGGATTTTCGGCTTTCATGTTGTCGAGGAGTTGGCGCTTGTAGTCGTCAATCGAGAGGCCGCTTTCGATGGCCTTCGTGATCTCAGCCTGGTTGCGGCGGAATCCATTACCGCATTCGGTAATTTCAGCGGCGCGCTTGCGATCTTCGGCGATTGCGCGTGCAGCTTCTTCCTTCGCAAGTTGAGCGATTTGGATTTTGTTCAGCTCGCGCTCGACTTCAGCAGCCGCGCGGACTTCGTTCTGGGCTTCCGCCGGGGCAGTCGCAGCGGGAGCCGTTGCGGTGTCGGCACGTTGTTGGTCTTGGTCTTGGTTTTCCATAGTGATGGAGGTTGAAAGTTCAGCGGCTCGTTGGCCGAAGATGGAGGATGCGTCACGGACTCCAGCGCCGTCGTCGGCAGGAATGGAAACGAGGGAAATCTCGAAAGGCTCCCAATCCATCACGCGGTAGGTCTCTTTTCCGCTCTGCTTGTCACGCTTCTCCATGACGAGGGCGTGGACGCGATAGCCGACGGAGATTTTGGAGCGGATCCCGTCCTTAACGTCTTGGAAGATTTCCTCTCCCTTTGCCGAACGCGAAAAGCGAACGGTTGCGGCTCCAGCTCTGCCGTCGATGCGAGCGGATTCGATCACGCCCACCTGTTCGCGGGGATCGTGATCGAGCAGGAGCGGCGCGGAATTGTTCAGTCTCTTGAGGCGAACGGACTTTGCGCCGTGGTCAAGAATCTCGACGCCCCAAGAGCGTTCGACTTGATCGGTTTCGGTCGAGAAAACAACATCCACCGTGCGCTCGTCCTCGTTGATGGAGGAACGCGACAGGTCAAAGGAGCGGACCTGGGGTGAAAACTGTTTTTGTGTGCCGCGCGACATTGCGAGAGACACAACAAAACGAAAACGAAATGCAAGGGGATTTTTACATATGCTAATTACCAAGCAAGGAATGCGCCGGCGATGTGCATGGAAAGCCTTGATTGCACAAGGATTGCGCGGTTTTGCCCAATGCGCGGAAAAGTGCGATTTGAGAGCAAGGCCGAGGTTTTTCTCCGCAATTGCAGTCTCATTAGGCTGGCAATCTGGTGTCCTCTTAGGGGCTTGTTGCGACTAGCGAACGGGCTCGCGACGACCCTGATCAGAGATATCGCCTCAGAGGGACCCGTAACTTGTTGATTTTCAACGCCCATTTTCCGAAGTGCGAAGCGCCCATGACCCTGTTGCAAGTCGCTTGCATCTCTCAGTCTCAATAAGCAATCTCAATAAGAACTTGAGACCACACGCTGAAACGCATTGATCAGCTCGACAGGATCCACCATGCCCCATGCGTTGTGCGTGCGTCCGATCTGCATCTCGACACGGCGCACCAGGTCAAGATCCGGGTTGCCTTGAGTCTCGTCTTGCGTTGACTGCTCGACATCCTCGATGGCATCCATTGCCTCACCGTCCTGCATGGCATCAACCTGCTCGACATCCTCGACAGGTTGCACTTCAGCCTTGGCCTTTGCCGGACGTCCTCTTTTCTTTTGTTGGTTCATACGTTAGTTGGTTAAGCTGCCATCATCAGCAGTAGGAGAATAATCGCGCAGATGATCAGCACAAGGAGGCAGCCAGTGCAGCCGCAGCATCCTGCCATGTGCCGGGGCGCGTCTGGCGAATGGTTCAAGGCATAGCTAGCGCCTCGGCTTTTAAATTGTCCCTTCCCGGTCGCTCGATGTCCACGCCCGTTGTGACAAGTAGGATTTTGCCTAGACGAGGAGCCGTCAACCTCGCTGGCTATCGTGCGTGACGGCAGGTGGCTAGTCCTGCGCCTTTGCCCTTTGGGGTTCTTAATCATGCTCATCGGGCTTTCGTTTGTCAAATGCCACCCAATAACCTTTCCGCCCCTTTAGGACGAGCTGCACTCGGATAGGTGATTTCTCGATTGCCAGTTGGAACTGAAGACTCCTCAAGAACTGGTGGACCTCACACCCTGCGGAAAAGCCTAGTATCTCGGTCAGGTGCTTGGCCGCACTCATCTCTCGGCCCAGAGCATATCGGAGGAAGGCGATGCGTCGAGCATTGCGGACATAGCATCTCCTGCCGTGTGAATGCACCTCACCACCGTTGATCGGTAGCAGGACTGGCGACTCCCACCCGTCGAGGATCGCATCATCCAGGTCGGTGTGGTAGGTTCGCTCGGTCATGCTTAGGCTGTAGTCATCGCAATCACGCGGTCACAAGTAGCCGCCTCCCTTATGTGGTGCAGTTTCAAAACGGGATATCGGAATGATCTTCCATCGACACGATCACCGAACTCTCCTGTCTGGCTGGCGCGGGAGTCGGCCCTTTAGTTCCCACTTCCTTCCAATTCCCAATAATCGGCCCCTTCTCCCCTGCCATGCGGCGCTCCCTGCCAAGATCCTGCGTGACGAAGCCATCGTTGCCGAACTGGTCCGGCCCTTCCTTGTTGTCGAAGAAGACCAGGCTCAGGTATTTGCCGTTCTTCCCTTCGTAAAGGGCGGTCTTGTCGATTTTGGTGACGTTGATGTTTGCTGTTCTCATTGTATTACTTTGCTTGAATCAAATTCTGTAAATCGGAATCTAGCGGAATCGAAATTGAGTTTGAACATGCCAAGCCATCCGGTTTCTCGCTGCTTCTCAACAATGATCTCGGTATCGTGCATGGAGCGTTCTTCCTCGCTCGTCAGTTTTCCGGCCTTGCGCTTCTTTTCTTTCTCAGGGTTGCGGAGGACAAGCAGAACGTTGTCTGCATTGTTGACCATCAAGCTTGAGCCTTTGATGGCATACATGCTCGGCCTCGCTCCATCTTGCGCTGGCTTTGCCAAATGCGCAACCAGATGTAGATGACTTCCCGTTTCTTTGGCAAAGTCTTGGAGCCGATTACAAAACTCTCCTTGGGCTGGGTAATCCTCTTCCAAGCCCTGCACGCGCATCAGTGAGTCGATCACGAAATGGCTTGTCCCGTAGCGTCGGTGCGAGAACCACATCATCTCCATCAGCGAATCCTTGGTGATGGAGCCGACAACATCGGAAAAGACAATGCTTTCACCTACGTTCCGCGCAAACTCACGCGCAGCCGTTTCGTTGATGTTCCTCTTTCCGTAGAACACTGAGAGCATCTTCCGCAGTTGAGTTTCAACGCGGATCTCGAAAGAGCCGATGAAGACAGGAATCCGTGCGCCCAAGAGCTGGGCAACCATGAAGTTGAGCATGGTAGACTTGCCGGCGTGAGAGAAGCCGCCCCAGATGGTCAGCTCACCTGGGCGGAAATAAAAGCCATCTCCATTGTGCCAATCCATTTTTAGGAACGGCATTGAAAACGGCTCGGGCTTTGGCTTCACATCCTCGACGAGGCGATCCTCCATTTCCGCTGTTGTTACCAATCGCTCAATGCGAGGGCGCTTTGCGTTCGCTACCCAGTCGCGTGCGTCCTCGGCGGTAAATCCAGCCAGCAGGCAATCGTTTGCGTCCTTCTTGGGCATCGCCACGATGAAGCAACGATGCTTTCCAAGGCGCGTCACCGCCATGTTGGCGATCTT